AAACAGAAGTGAAGAATTGTTCGGCTATGTTTTGAGGAACGTGAGCAAACTCATCAAGAAAAATAATATTGAATGAACTACCACGAACAGCTGAACTTGAAGTTGCTGCGGCGATAACCTTAGAGCCGTTTTCTACTTCTATATTTCCTTTGTTCCAAACTACTACTCCCTGTTGTAACCATTTCGGTAAATGTTCGTATGCGAGTTGTAATCTAGAAAGGAGTTCTCTTGCTACTGCTCCTTTGTTAGCTAAAATAGCAATATTAACACTTTCGTTAAATAAAATGTAATGGAGAAGGAATGCAATAATGGTAGTTGATTTGCCAGTTTGTCTAGGCATTTTACAAATTACAAAACGATTATCATTAAACTTCTGTATCATATCCTTTTGATAAGGATACATATCAAATGGCACAAGTCCTCTATCTACATGAATAATTTGTACATAATTTTTAATGAAATACTCAGGAGAATCTTTACATTTAACATATTTCTGCAAGGATTCCTCTGTCCATTCTACAGAAACACCAACGGATTTTAAATTAGGATTGCCGAGATAGGTTTCAGTCGCCATTGTCCAGTTTGCCTTTCATTAACTTCTGTAATTCTGCAGTTGATCCTACAAATACAGCATTTGTCACATTCTTTGGGCCACTTGTATCGGCTTTTAAATCTTTTTTAGTTTTATGAAGACCCATTAATTCTTTATTAGAATCTGATACAGTTCTAATTAGTTGTCCCACAACTTCAAATGCTCTAGGGTGTTCTGATTGTTTTGCTATTTCAAGAAGTTCTTCAACAGCATCTGTGCCTCGTTCTATCATATTATACAGATTTTCGCGAGTATACGTATAATCAGTATCTTCGTCTTCACCATTAGTTATAGGTTTAACTCTTACAGTCGGCACCGGTTTAAATTCTGATGTGGGTATCATGGAAGTAACTCCTAATACCTCATCAATTTTTTCATCAATAGTTTTAGTCATTATAATTGTGTATCCTCGCCTGTCGCTGGGTCATTATCAATACTATCAGAAAAATGTTCTAGAGTTCTATCTATATTTCCTTCTGAAAATCCAAAGTCATTATTAGCACTAATAGAAAGATTAGATGGTGCCACAGTTATTCTAGATTTAATTCCGGCAGAACCTGAACCAGCTGGACTAGATTCTGATACAACCTTCATTACGCCATTTGAACTTGGAGAACCAGCATCAGCATTGAATAAAATATAATTAGTAGTTGTAAGTGTACTGTCTTCCAATATAATATATTCTGCCGGTTCAGTTGCAGCAGCTGTTGTAGGCACTCTAAAATTAATTTCAACTGTCTTAATAACAGAACCACTCTTAATATCTGGATAAATAAATCCTTTAAGTGTAAATGAAAGAGTCCATATGATTCTTCGTACCTCTGTAAAATCTGTCTCATAATTATCATCTACATCTGCTGCTGTTAAAAATACTGTAATATCAGGCTTCAATCCCATAGCAGGAATCATATTCAACGTAAATGTAAACTCTGGAGTAAAAAATGGTAAAATTTGTTCCAATATTTGAGCAGCATCTTCAGAATTTTTAACCATTATATAAAGATTAAAATCAAAATTCCAAGGAACAGGATTAAATTGTTTTAAAAGCGTTGAATTTGTAGTTGAGGTATTTGCTGCGTAGCGTTTGCCTATCGTGTTCAATTTTCGTATTGGATCATATGCGATAGCTTGAATATCAAATCCTAATCTTGGGAGTTGTATGGCCACCTGTTGACCAGTTTTGTCTCCCCTTCTAAGTCGCAGTAACCATTTTTCTTTCGGGCCATATGCTAATGGAACTGAAATTTGCTCTATTACGGCTCCAGCAGAATTTTTTCGTTGAATTTTAATATCATTGAAAAGTGTCCCAAAAGCAGCGACATATTTTCTTATTGTTTCATGGTAGTACGTTACGCCCAGCATTAGATATTCCCATCAGAAAATGGATTTCCTTCGCTAAAATCAATAATCAAATCTGCTTCTGTTTCAATAGTTACGTTATTAGCAAGTGAATCGGTTGTACTTTCAGCCGCATCTGAAGTAGTATGACTAATCAATGTATAAGAAGCAGTTGTATCATACAATATCTTATAAATCTCATCTTCCTGTACAAGAGTAGAACCATCTTCTAAAAGCACACCATATGGATATTGAATTACATTCTTAGCAGTAGAAAAATCAGCTGTAATATTCATTAATTGTAATACTTTGGTAGTAGTATTCCAAGAAACCACTTCACCCGCAGCAGTCCGAGCTTCCCAATTATCTCCTTGATATACCATCTCACCCTTTGTAAATGTACCAGCTATTGTAGCAGAATCTAATGTATATTCATATACAGCAGCATTTTCTACTTCAATTTGATCTAACACTTCTACATCAGTATCTATATCTTCATCAGAATAATTAAACATTTCACATACCAAATCAAAAGACTGAAGAGCTCCTGTTTGATAGAATATTGGTTCATCTTCAACAAACTTAACTTCAAATAAAGATTCAGTTAGAGGAAAATATATCAAATCACCTTCTTTTGGAGAAGTATCTCTACCCTCGGTAGAGAATCCTAAATCTGCCCATCGTCTTTTAGCAACGGTAAGAGTAATTTCATCTTTAATTTCCAAACCAAACTTAGAAATAAAATCTCCCTCACCCTCAAATCCATCTATACTCTTAATATACATTTCAATTACCATTTGTTCTTTAAATTGAACTAGCGCAGATTCTCCCCATAGCTTATCTTCATTCACCATATGCCTAGGCATATAATGAACATCCATTCCATACATTTTAATAGATTCAATCATTAGGTTTTCTGCTAATGCTTGATCAGCAGAAGAACTAAAATGATTAAAATAGTGATTTGTTGCCATGTTATCCTACATGAAAGCCCATAGGTTCCTCATAATACCCAGCGGCAATTTCTTCCTTTATAGCATCTAATTCTACTTGAGCATCATCAATTAGCTGCCTTCCATTTAAAGTTACTCCTCCCGGCAACTGAAGACCTTCAAACTTTATCATATTTTGGCCCCATTGTTTTTTGATAAGTGCTGTACAATATCGTTTAAGGAATATATCTCTAAACATATCTGGATGACTTGTTGCATCCAATCCCACTTGAACATCTAAAATAACAAAATCATCTATTGCTACATCAGATTTCCAATCTATATCTAAATATACCTTATCAGTATGTTTATTAAATCTAAAACCAGGAGTTCCCACAAACAGATCATTGATCATATTAATATGAGATTGAGTCATTACATAACTTTGTATGCTTGATCCTATTCGATGCATATCATTTAAAGCAAATTGGTATTTAAAATCAAACAAGTTATCATTTGAAGTACTACTCGAAAATGGAATAATTCCATTGACCCCTATAAAAGTTTCATCCAACGTAATATATCTATTATCAACATCACCCAAACTTGCAGCTGTTGAAGAATGTGTGGTAGCAGTCACCCCACTAGTTCCACCTGTTATAGTTTCACTAGCAGAAAAAAGATTGGTTGTGTTGGAATAATAAGTGTTAGCATCCCCTCTACCATCTTTAGTTTCTGGAAACTTAAATCTAAGAGTTGTATTAGCACTATGATATTTATGGACTTTTGCTCGGCTTCCACTAGTACCTCCTGTTACATATTCTCCATCAGTAAAGTCTCCACTTGGAGCTTCCGATAATTTAGCAGTTGATGCCGTAATCATGTGTTTATGATATTTTTTATATGCTCCATCATAATGATATTCATTCCAGAACATTATAGAATCATCAATGCGGTCTTCTACTTGGTCATCGTCTATATTTAAATCTACTACTGGCCATCCAAGCTGCCTCTTACAATATTCCTTAAATGTCGCTCTAGTGCTTGGTTGAGTCATCTGTCTCCTTATACATCAGTTTTGGCACCATCGCCAGTATTTCTTGTTCCTATTCTAACCATTCCTTCAGCTAATCGCTCTACAGTTCCACCACTTTGAGTATATTCTATATCATAAGTATATGATCTATCGCCAGGAATGGTAGCAGTTACTGTATCAGTCAGGGAAATAGTACAATTTGAACCATCTATGGAAGTACTAAAAGAAAATACATTATTAGCGGAAAAAGAAGATTGTCGCAATTTTCCAGCACAAGAACCAGAAGAAATGGTCACATTTGCACCAGAATTGTCTTTTGCTATGATGGTATGCTCGAAATCAGCACCTTGATATACTGTAAGGTTAACCGTTTGAGTTTTAGTGGTAATCGCCATGTTCTCTCCTAAAGGTATATACTACTTATATATTTAGTAGAACAGGGGGTTGGAGAGTTATTGAAATCTTGGCCCCAAAATCCAAGATACGAGTGAATAACGAACACCTTTAGTAATAGGTGCTACTCGATGCCACATTCGACTATCAAAACACATAATAGAGCCTTGTTTTTGAATTTCTGGTTCTGTTTCTTCTTTATTTCCATTATAGAAATAAAATTCACCACCCTCATAATCTTTTGGATCTGAAAGTTGAACTGTCATACTAATTTTACGAGTTTCTTTCTCATACTCTACAATTTGATGCCCAGAATCTTGGTGATAATCATAAAAATCGCCCACATCATAACGAGCAAACTGACATGGAGTAAATTTAGTTACATTATAATGATACATGATCTTGTTCGCTTTTAGAACGTAATCAGATAAAATTTTATTGTATTTGTGATTGAGGGGAAACCAGTTTAATTTGGTTCTACGAATAGAATCATCAGGAACGCCCATATTTTTGGGTTGATCTTTTTCAAAATCCCATTCACCTTCTTTTTTTGCAGCTTCTATCTCTTCTGGATAGAGTGCATTTTTTCCTTGATAATTTCCTGTTGTAGCATCTTTTGCTTCAGAAGTATCAAATTCCTTTATAAGTTTTTCACACTCACCCTTTGGGAGTTCACCTTCCCAAAAATAATATGACATAATTTCCTTTCATTACTAATTATTAAGCCCCGGCGGCGGAGCCACATCGACCACGACTTTGAGACAGATTTCCAAAATCTACTGCAGAAGTTAATGCAAATGAATGATAATAGTCCATAGTATTAAGGCCGGCATCAGTTCCTGAAACAATAACATTTCTTATTCCATCAGAAGTCCCAGCAGCATAATATCTTGCTTGAGACAGCTCTCCATAATCAATAGCATTGGCAAAAGTTCCTATTTCAAACATTTCTATACCATCATAGTTGCCATCATTAAGATCGCCCCCATTTCTAAATCCTCTAGAACCATGCTGAGTGCCAGAATTCATTCGACCTTCTAAGAACATATCTCCAAAATCTATAGCATCTCCTAGTTGATAAATTGATACATAATCAATAGTAACTGATTCTGGGCCTTCACCCCCGAACACAACCCCTCTTGATCCATCCG